TACTCCTAATGGTGGATCAATATTTAAATATAATCTATCTGATTATTCTTATGTGTCGGATATTTCTGTGGGAAATTCCGATTCGGGACTTCATGCTACTTATAAAGATCCATATTCAAATGATATTTTTACTACAGAATTTGATTGGACAGTTGCAGCAGATGTTATGAAAATAGATACAGTATCTATGTTGAAAACGGGTACACTCTCTATACCAGACGGAAAAATGACAGATGAATTCGCAATAACAGAAACACATCTTTTTGTTGGCCTAGAGGATGCAACGAATAGAAGAATTTATAAAATAAATAAATCAAATTTTTTGGACAATTCCTATATCACCCTTCCCTCTGGTGTTAATCCTTGTTATGGATTAACATATGACGGAACTTGGATTTGGGGAACCTATTCTACAACTCCAGGTAAACTTTTAAGATTAAATCCATCCAATATGTCATATGAAGTATTTAATATGCCAACTGGAGTAAATTCCATAAATGGATTAGTTATAGATGGATATAGAATGTTTGTTACTTCATGGGAGCATCCCGCTAAAATAACAAGACTTAAAAAAACTGATTATTTACCATAATTAAAATTAAAACCAAATTTATATGTCATATATAACTTATAACAACAAATTAATAACAAATTCAGGTAAATATTTAACACAAGTTATAGCACCATTACCTGTTATAAAATTCGGACGACTTTATAATTGGTATGCTGTCAATACGGCGAATTTTGCTCCTTCTGGATGGCATGTTCCTACCTTAACTGAATTAAATTCATTAATATCATATTTGGGTGGCAATTCAATTGCAGGCGGAAAATTAAAAGAGGCCGGCACATCACATTGGCAAAGTCCAAATACTGGAGCCAGTAATTCAAGTGGATTTACTGCATATCCTGGAGGTTATAGGAATCCTTACACATCAGATTTTTCATTAATAACATATGACGGGTATATGTGGACAGCCTCTCAATATGATGCATGGACTGCCGAAATGTTGAAGATGACATATGATTGGGAACAATGTGTTCAGGGGGATGTCGAAAAGTATGAAGGACTTTCAGTTAGATTAATTAAAGATGATTCGATTAATCCAGGATCATTAACTGATTTAGATGGAAATGTTTATGGTACTGTTACAATAGGAACTCAAGTATGGACAGATAAAAATTGGGCATGTACTAAATTAAATGAAGGAACAAACATACCAGAAGTAACTGATAATACAGCATGGAGTAATTTAGTTACATTAGGCAGATGTAATTATAATAATGATATTGCTAACGTATTTGAGTAATAATTAAACTACAAGTCTTTTTATATCCTTAAAAGTATAAAAATTAAACTAAACTAATTTTAATTATGTTATATGTAAAAAATAAGGATTTAAGAGATCAATTAGTCCTATCTAAAGAACGTAATGAACTAACTAAAGAAGCTTTGGATATGATTATTTTAATGTCTAATAAGTTTTCTTTAAAATTTAAATATCAATATGAAGATGATCGAAAAGATTGTGTTTCATTTGCAATAATGGATTGTTATAAATATTGGCGTAATTATAATCCAGATAAATCTCCTAACGCTTTTTCCTATATTACTCAAATAATCAAAAATGGTTTCGCTAAATCTTGGAGACAACTTACTAATAATATGGCTAGAAGTAAAAGAATAAGTATTTCTAGTAACAATATTTATTCTATATAGTTTTTTATTTAGGATAAATAAATAAAAAATGTCTTCAAATAATAATAGTTACAAACTTTGGCATAAACCTAATAGATCTGGCACTAAAGCTGAAGGCGGTACTAGTCAAACACATCAAGGTTATTATAAAGTAACTAATCGAGAAAAATATATTGGTGATCCAGGACTTATAATATATAGAAGTTCTTGGGAATATTCATTCTGCAAATGGTGTGATTTTTCAGAATCTATAAATAGATGGAGTTCTGAACCTATCAAAATACCCTATCTAGACAAAGTATCAAAATTAAATGAATGTAAAAGATTAGGATTGGACCCAAATAATCCAAAGAATTGGGTAACTAAAACATATCATGTAGATTTTTGGATCAAAATTCAAAAATCTGATGGTTTAATAGAAGATTGGTTTATTGAAATAAAGCCAAAATCTAAATTATTTAAACCAAAACCACTGTTAAGTACAGCATCATTAAAAGAACAAAGACGTTTTAACAATGCAGTTAAAGAATTTTTAATAAATGAAGCTAAATGGGAATCCATGTATAAATATGCAATTCAAAATAATTCAAAATTTTTTATTTTTACAGAAATAGAACTTCAGAAATTTGGAATTATCGGCGGTAAATTTGATCTTAATAAAAACTTGTAAAAACTTGTAAAAACTTGTATAATTTTATGAATATATAATATATGGAAGAAGTATATTATACACAAAAACAAATTCTAGAAATTTTTAAAATTCATCGTCAAACATTAAATAATTGGCGGCGAAAAGGTACAATAAAATATAAAAAAATAAATAAAAGAAATTTTTTATATCTTTTTCCTGAAACTAAAATTATTAAGGAAAAAAATGAATAAGAAATTTAATTATGTTTATATTACAACAAATCTTATTAATAATAAACAATATATAGGTGATCATTCTACTAATAATTTAAATGATAAATATTTAGGAAGTGGAGTCGGAATAAAAAATGCTATAAAAATATATGGCAAAGAAAATTTTAAAAGAGAAATATTAGAATTTTTTTGTACTAAACAAGAATCATTTTATGCGCAAGAAAAATATATAAATGAATATAAAACGTTATCACCTAATGGTTATAATAATAGTAAAAAAGGTGGTTATGTAAATATTAAAGAATTTTCGCAAGAAACTAGAAATAAAATAGGATTAAAAAATAAAGGAAAAATTATATCTGAAGAACATAAACAAAAAATAAAAGATTTTATGAAAACCTTTAAACATTCTGAAGAAACTAAACAAAAATTAAGAAAACCAAAAACTAAAACTGATAAATATGCTGCAAGTAAAATTGGATCAAATAATCCAATGTATAAAAAATCTTTAAAAACTTTATGGATTGAAAAATATGGGGAAGAAGAAGCTGAAATTCGTTATAAAATTTGGACAGAAAAAATAGGAATATCTAATAAAAATAGAGCTATAAAACATTATAAGAAAAAAATTTAATATTTTTAGATAAAAAAATAATAATTGGTGTGAAGCTGAAAATAAATAAGTCATATGAATTCCCCTACTGAAGATTATAAATTTTATACTGAGGTTAATGGTATTAAGGATATTGCTTATTTTAATTTATTTGAAAAATACCACATTAATAAACTCGATGGACCAGATAAAGTAATAGAAATTGATGATACAGATCAAGAAACTCTTTTAATTAATAAATTCGGGGGTTATCCAATACCTGGAATGATTTATACGTATATTTATGGGGAACCTGCTAAAATAGAAGATCCACCAAAAACACCAAAAGAGTATATTGATTTGGTACCCCTAACATTTTGTCTTAATATTACTAGGGATGGTTTTACAGGACTTAATTTAAATTTATTACCAGCAACAGTAAGATTATCTTTTTTAGAAACTTTTTATAATTTGTATAAGAATTTTTTAAAAAATAGAGTAGATCGATTAGCACAAAATAATAAATTAGCAATAAATAAAGAATTTATAAATTTAATGGGTTCAGGAGAAAGTCGACAAATCCTAAAATTAATTAGTAAAATAGCAAGTGAAAATTTTAGTTTTGCATTTAGACGTTATCAATATATTAAAATAATTAATTTTAGAGCTGTTGAATATTCAGAATGGCGTTATATACCATTTTACGAACCTAAAGATGCTATAAAAAAACTTAATCTATCTGTAATCTATAATTTATATAATAAAAATAAACAAACTAAAGAACTTTAGTTTAATGTAACCATATAATTATTATGTATAATACAACTATGGATTATAACGAAAAAGATCAAAAAAATTTAAAAGAAATAGAAGATTTTCTTAAAGAAAATAATATTGAATATTCTACAAAATATTCAAATTTTTGTTTATGGGCTGATAATCCTAATGGTAGACGTTCATATCAAATTGAATATATACCAACTAGATTATATCCAATAAGTTATCCTAGATTTAATATAAATGGAGTAAGCGGCGATTATTTTTATAAATTAAGTATTGAAGCTGAAAATAATAATTCATTTAAGCTTTGGATAAAAGATTTTGAATGGGATAATCCTAGACAAAAAGAAGTATTAAAATCTTATATTTTACATGCTGGAGATAAAACCCCTAATAAGTTTTATGCAAGAGATTGTGAAATTCGTGTAGTACCATCAAAAGAAGCCAGAGCATTTGAAGTAGATAATTGTTTTTATGGCAAAAGAGGTGCATCCCTAAATTTAGGTTTATATTTAAAAAAAGAAAAAAATGGTGTATCAACAGATACATTATTAATGTTATATACATTTGGCATGAATTTTTTTGCTAAAAAAGAAGGCATTATTGAAATTATTAGAGTTGGAACTAAAAAATTTAGTCATATTGTTGGGGGCTCATCTAAACTTTTAAAACATTTTCTATCCAATTATAAAACTATTATAATAGGTAAAAAAACTGTTAAAGTTACTCAAATCAAATTTTATTCAGATTATGATCATAATTTAGGTTCAAGTATGGATGCATTAGGGTTTGAATTTTTAGGTTATACTAAAGGGGGCTTTATGAATTATTGGGTAGAAACAAATACAGTTAAACATAGAGAACCCATGCGTCATAAATGGGTAATGGAACAAATGCGCCTTGGAAAATGTTTAGCTATACCAAATGCTGGGACTAAAAATTATATGTTAAATATTGTCGATTAATAGAATTATTACGGAATTTACGAAAACAACTTACATTATTTTTCAAATTAGGAATAAATTAGAAAATAAATTATATAGAGGATTTCAATCAGGAAAAAGCTTAACCTTTAAAAAATTACGTACACCAGGAAATCAAAAGTTAATAGATGATTATAGAAGATTAGGTTTTAAAAATTTCGAAAAGACTTTATTATATGAAACCACAAATAAAGAAGATTTTTTAAAACATAAAAAGGAATTAATAAGTTTGGAATTTAAAAAAAATAATACTGCTTATACAAGCACGCTAGGTTATGTACAAGTTTTAGATTCTATCGGTAAAAAACTTAGAGTTCAACGAGATGACCCAAGATATTTAAGTGGCGAATTAATTAATTTTTCTATTGGTAAATTAGCAGTTAAAGATAAAACTGGAAATGCATTTCAAGTTAGCAAAACTGATCCTAGATTTATTAATGGAGAATTAAAAGCTATTGCTAAAGGTAAAGTTTGTGTTAAAGATAAAGAAGGAAAAACTAAACAAGTTGATATTAATGATCCACAATATTTAAATGGTGAATTAACTTTTATTTCTACAGATAGTAAATATTCAAAAGAAGCTATAAAAAAAGTAACTGCAGCTCAACATAATAGAAGAGTTTTAGAAAGACAAAATATCTTTCCTAAATTTACGCATAATATAAAACCTAATTCTAATAATTATTTAATTAAAAATTATTGTGAACATGGTGATTTAATTATAGAACAAAGATTTTTCAAAAAATTATATAATCATAAAAATGATGTAAAAATATATTGTAAACAATGTTTAGACACATATATTAATAATTATATACCAACGGATAAAGATTATATTAAATATAGGGATATTTGTAATATTCTATTTGTCAAACAAATTAGATATTTATTTGATATGGTTTTTTTAAAATATTTTAATCCTAATTTATATAAATGTATTTTACAATTTAATGAAAACCACGGCGATATAACATGGATACAAAAATATATAATTTTAGATATAATATTAAAGAAAACCCCACATGTTTACAAAAAGATTGTATCGAATATACTAGATATTCAACAAGTAATAAGAGATATAATTTATATTGTGATAAACATATATTATATCATTTTACATCTGTTGGAGAAAATCAAGTTTATGAATATATAAAATCTATATTACCTAAAAATATAGAAGTTATATTACGTGATAAAACACAAATTAAACAAGAATTAGATATTTATATTTCATCTTTAAATTTAGCTTTTGAATATAATGGTTTATATTGGCATAGTGAAGAAAATTTATCCAAATTTTATCATAGGGATAAACTAAAATTAGCAAATGATAAAAATATAGATTTAATATTTATATGGGAAGATGATTGGATCTTTAATAAAGAAATAGTTCAAATCATGATTGAAAATAAAATACAATCCTGTATAAATAAAACAAATGTAATAAAATTTAATTTAATAGAAACCAATTTAGAATATTGGTGGGTTAAAAATAATAAACGATATAATATATTTGATAATATAATACAAGATTTATTAATAAAAAATTATAATAAATTAGAAGATGATATTATGAAAGAACATGGTTTTTTTAAAATTTGGGGTACGTCTAAATTAAATTAGATATATAAAGTAAATTAATAAATTAACTAATGGCAGGATTTACAATGAAAGCACTAGACAGCACACGAGTTGGTTGGATTAATGCTATTCAAAAAAATATCAGACAATTCTCATTAATTGGAATGAAATGGGAAGATAAATTAATCAAACAATCTAAATCTATTGGTGTTGCTGAAGCACAATTAGATTCAATGTATGGTTTATATCATCAAGGTAATTATGTTGGTACTGATTATGGTCAAAAAGAATTTATAGCTTTTTTTGATAAGGAGTATCCCACTCGCCGTGAATTTCTTCGCAAATTTGCGATGAATGGTGAAATAGAACATGTTATAGAAGTTATATGTGATGAAACTATTATATATGATGATAACAATTATTTTGCATATCCGGCTACTAGAAATCTTAAAGCCCTAATTAAAGCAGATAAAGCTAAAGAAATTATAGATAATTTAAATGAATCCTTTAAACGTGTTTATTTTTCATTTGGGTTTAACCAAGGACATGATGCCTGGCATTATTTAAAAAAATTTCTTATTGATGGTTTCTTAGCATTTGAAATTATTTATGACGGTGAAGATGGTGAAGATGCTAAAAATATAATTGGTTTTAAAGAATTAGACCCTATTTCATTAGAACCTGAACTCCGAATTAATGACGATGATGGACTTGAATATAGGGTTTGGACACAATATAAAGGTGATTTGCAGAAGCAACGTGAATTATTAGATGCTAATTTAATATACATATCATGGGCTAGAGGTAATTTTATTTCTAGATTATCATATGTAGAAAGATTAGTTAGATCCTTTAACATGTTAAGAACTTTAGAAAATTCCAGGATTATTTGGAATGTTTGGAATGCACAATTACGTATGAAAATATTAGTTCCAATAGGTTCACAATCAGAAGCTAAAGCTAGAACTAGATTATCAGAACTTCGTGGCATGTATAAAGAAGAATTAAATATAAATGACCAATCGGGTGAAGTAACTTATAATGGTTCGCCACAATTTAATTTTGCTAAAACATTTATTATACCAACTAAAGATGGTGCACAAACTGAAATTAGTGGAATTGATGTGCAAGGTTATAATTTATCTGAAACAGATTCATTAAAATATTTTTGGTTAAGGTATATAGTGGAAACAAAAGTTCCTCAATCTAGGTTTTCTAATCAATTTTCTAGTGAGGGTAGTTCAAGTAATTGGGGAGCTGGTTCAGAATCTGCATCTAGAGAAGAAATTAGATTTTCATATTTTTTAAATAGAGTACGATCAATTTTTCAAGAAATTTTATTAAAACCAGTTTGGTATCAATTTATTTTAAAATACCCTGAATTTAATAAAGATAAAGCTCTTAAAGCTGCTATTGGATTAAAATTTCAGGAAGAAAATTTATTTAAAATATTAAAAGAACGTGAAATAGCAGAAAAAGGTGCAACAACAATAACAAGTTTATTAGGTATTAATGAAACTAGTATTAATCCTGATGGTACACCTTTAGAAAAGAAATTCTTTGATCCTAAATTTCTTGTAGATAAATATATGGATTTAACAGAATCCGATATAAAACTTAATGAGAAATACAAAAAAGAAAGAGATGAACAAATTAAACGTTTAGCTAAAGTATATGCACAAATAAAAGCACAGGCTGAAGGTGGAGCAGAAGGTGGAGACACTGGTAGCTTTGGTGGAGGAGGTGGAGGTGATTTAGGTGGAGGTGATTTAGGTGGAGGTGATTTAGGTGGAGGTGATTTAGGTGGAGATGATTTAGGTGGAGATGATTTAGGTGGAGATGAAGAAACTGCTGAAATTTAATAAAATAAATTTTTAAATGAAATTAATTAAAGAATCTTTAAATGAATTTGAAAGAGGTCTAGAACCCAAAGTAGCTTTAGGTATAGGTAGATATGCATGGAAAACACTTAGACCTTATACAATTTTAAAGTCTTTAAAAACTGTTCATATAAATATGAATGGTTTTTTTAGAAATAGTCCTTCATATTTACATATTTGGCCTGGAATGTATGTTTTATTATCGGATATTGCGCACGAAACAAATAATTATATTTTATGTAAATTTAATCAGTTTTGGGACTTAGAAAAGGCAATAAATGCTACAGAGGAAAATAATCGTATAAGCAAATTAATTTATAATCATATGCAAGGTTCAATTCTACAATTTAAAAATAGATTTGAAATTATACGACTAGAATATTTAGCAAAGATTTAACAAAGATTTAACAAATAAATTTTTATTATTCGGTAAAATATATTATATTAGTAAGATATTTAGGTGTTGAATAAACTAGTTATTTGAAGACGCTAAGCCAGACCTGGGATCATACCCAGCAGCTCCACTAATTATAAAAAGGTATATGGGGCTGAGTTGTATTGATGGGTAGAAAGATTCTTATAATGAAATCCTAAATAAGCGTTAAACGACGCAGAAACACGTACATTTGCAATGGCAGCTTGAGTTTGTCTTTTGTGACGAGATTAGTGCCCAGCGAAAGTGGGCACATTTTTTCAGATATATAAAATAAAAAATAAAAATTTAGATATATAAAATAAAATATTTTATGGCTATTGGAAATTTTAATATAAACGATTATCTTAATAAACTTTATGAAGAAGCTGAAGAAAATTCAGGTGGAATTAAAGGAGAAGGTAAAGATGGGTTAATTATACCTGAAGAAAATAAAAAATCATTTTCTTGGTTAAAAAGAGAATATGATAAAGGCAAGGTAGAAGTTAAAGTCGAAATTAAAATGGGTGGTGCAAAATTTGAGCCCGGTTATAACATGCAAACTAATCTTAAATCTGTTAAGGATTTTAAACCAGGAATGTTTGGTGATGTTAAAACTTCTGATACTCCCGATAATAAAAAAGAAGTAGATAAAAAAGTTTTAGATGCCGAAAATTCAAAAGGACAAAAAAAACAACCAGATTATAAGGTTGAAAAATTTGCTAAAGGAAATAAATCTGTTATTAAAGCATCAGTAAAAACAACTGAAGATACAGATTAAAATAAATAGAAAAAACTAATTAAAGAATCTGCTAAAAAATTAGTTAAAGAATTTTTTGATGTTGAATATGAATTTTTAAAAATAATATAAATGATTCCAAATAACGCATTAGAAAAACGTTTAAATGATATAAAAAATGGTAAATCAGCTCCCGAACCACCATCGGATAAAGTTATTATATTAAATCCAGCTCAAGAATCAATAGTTGAAAAACCTGAAATTATAGAATCGCCTAGAACTATATTATATAAAACTGCTATTAATTTAGTAGCTTATTTTTTTATTTCAGTTATAGATGGTTTTGCTATTAAAACTATATTTAACCAAAGTTGGTCATTTTTACAAATGATTGCTGTTGGTTATTTTTTTTATCAAATATTAATGATTATTTCCAATTTATTTAAACTACACAAATAATTTTTTATGGCAGCTAAATTGATTAATCTTGAATCCATAGATGGAGGCGGTAAAGGAGTACAAACAAAATTAATTCAAAATTACTGTAAAACGCTAAATCTAAAATTTAAGCACATACATTTTCCAATGTATGAACATAATACGTTTTCAGAACTAATTGCAATGTTTTTACGTGGTGAATTTGGTCCTAATGATGAGGTAGACCCTTATTTTGTAGCAAATATTTTTGCAATGGATAGATTTAAATTTTTACCAGTATTACAACAATATATGGAAGAATATGATATTATAGTCTTAGACAGATATGTATTTTCAAATATGGCTTATCAAGGTGCTAAATTAAATGGTGAAGATAGTGATAAAATTAAAAATTGGATTTATCAATTTGAATTTAATTTTTTAAAATTACCCTATCCAGATATTAATATATTTTTAGATGTTCCTAGTGAAATTTCTAAAAAACGAATGGAATTAAGAGACCAAACTGAAGTACGTGAATATACAAAAGGTAAAGCAGATATACATGAAGCTGATTTAGAATTTCAAGAAAAAGTAAGAAATACTTATTTGAATTTAGTTGGGTTTCCTAATTATCATATTATACCTTGTGTATTTGATGTTAATGATAAACAATATGCTCTAACACCAACCGAAATATTTAAAACATATGAACCAATAATTGAAGAACTATTAACTAATAATTTATAATTATGCCAAATATATCAGAATTTAAAAGCTATAAATTATTACATACTTTAGCAAAGGATAAATCTAATTATAAAATAGCATTTATGACAAATGATAAAGATAATTGGTTTATTGAAGTAATACATTATGCAGGTAAAAATGGTAATATTTCTAATATATCTACAATTATTAAACAGGACATGGATACATGGCTTTCATTTATGATATCTAATGGTTGGGTTAACATTAATTAACATATTTTTTATTATTTATATATAATTTTTTTGTATATTAGATAAAACTTATTAATATTTTTAACTATAATAAATAACTAATTTTAAATTTAAATTTTTAAGTATGAGCGAAAAACAAAAAGAAGAAAAAACAGTTGATGCTACTCAAAAAGTTGAAACTAATGCGTATGTGCCAACTTATAACGTTAAGCCAGAATTTAAGGCTGCAGTTTTAAGAACTATTGGTAAATATCCATATAATCAAATTGCCGGCATTATGAATGCGATTAATGTTCCTGTGATGGATCATCAAACTTTAACTCAAGTTATTAATGTATTGGGTAATTTTCCATATGCTGAAATCAATAGTTTAATTTCTACAATCAATGATTATGTTGAACAGGTAATTGAGGAGTAATTACATTACATTAAGCAACTCTTATTAGAGGATTAGGATTAGGATTATCTTAATCCTCATTTTATGTTTTATAATTAAAATTAAAAGAAAAAGATATGGCTAAAAACAATTCAATTCAATCAATTGCATTAGATTTCATAGAAAAAAGAGATGATGAAACTTTTAGAAAAGTAATAAGTCGTTTGAGGCCGGGGTTAATGTCGCACACATACAAATTTGTCCATAATTTTGATTTATGTAGTGAAATTGTAGAAAAAACTTTTATAGCAGTTTGGGAAAAAATTGATCAATATAAAACTGAATATAATTTTTCTACATGGGTATATGCTATAGCTAAAAATGAATGTTTAGGACAATTAAGACTTAACAAGAAATTTTTATCACATAATAAATTAACTGAAGCCAATTCTTCTATTTTAAGAAGTTACAATCCTGTTGTTAATTTAGATATTGAGGTGTATGGGCCAAGTGGCGAAGAAATTACTTATCATTTACATGACAAAGTTGTAGATGAATTTAATTCATTAAAGGAACCTTATAGAACAGTTATAATTGAACGTGAGATTAATCAAAAATCTTTACAAGATATTGCTGATAATCTTAATTGGAATTTATCTACTGTTAAAACTAGATTAAAAAAAGCTAGAACAGATGTAGCCAATATAATTAAAGAAAAACACAGTAATTTATTAGAATTATATTATAATGAAAAAAATAGCTAATTTATTACCAATTCTTGGCGTAATACAAGATTTTAAAAATTACAGGGAATGGTCTAATGTTATTCATAGAGAAAAATCTAATTCTGAATCTACTTTTAATAAATTTGGCCTAGATCATAATTTCTTTTATATTTTATATATGGTAATTACCCTTCCTGAAGAGGACAGAGTATTACCTGATAATATAAAACGATTAAGAGTAGTGGAATTACTTAAACCTATTCATCAATATTTAGATGAAGATTTAGGTTTTGCTAATTATATTATACCAGAATTTAATCAATTTGTAGATAATGATGGTAATCCTACCTTAGCTTATGGCATAGTCTACAGATTTGCATTTAAAACATTTTCATTTAAATGGTTAATAACAAGACTTTTATTAATTGGCACAATTGGATTATTTTTTTATTTTAAATTATATACTTATTTAATATGAATATATTAGAAGAAGCTAATAATATAGTTAATGCCCGTTCTCAGGAAAAAGAACGTATGTATGGCCCTTTTAGTGAAGGTATGGAACGTGCTACTCAAATTTTTAATGGTATGACCGGTCTAAATATAACTGCAATAGAAATGTATAAAGCATTGGTTGCATTAAAATTATCACGTGAATCATATAATCATAAAGAAGATAATTTATTAGATGCATGTGCATATCTTGGTGCCTTAAATAATTATATACAAGAAAATGAATTTGTTAAAGACCCAGTTAAAAAATGAGTCAAGTGTAAACCGGGTGATATAAGAATAACACCCTAATATTTAAGAAAAATACAAACAATACCTTAAAAAATAAAATATGGGAGAAAATAGTTCTTATAAATATGAAGATGTATTAAATGGTACTACAGACTATATTGAACAATTATTTAAAACTGTACCAGATGAATATAAAGTTGATATTGCAATTAACTTGGTGTATCAATCAGCATTATTTGGTAGTTACAATCATGCAGAAGCATTGGGAATAATGGACTGGGCAAGGCATAGATATATTCAAGTTACTGACAAAGGTGATGAAATAATTTAAAAATGACAAAGAAATATAGCACAGCAGATTTAAATCCAGAAACAACATTTGAAAGACACATATTTCACAGGATTAATATTGTTTTAGTAAATTACAAGAATTAGTAGCAAATAAATTAAATAAACCATTAGGATGGTATTATCATTTTGCACATAATTTACATTTATATGATAAGTATCATCTCATTGATAAAAGATTACACTAAAAATACAAAAGGTTAATTTAATTATTGACCTTTTTTAAATTTAATATATTTTTAATGGACAAATTTAAAATAATATTTGAATTAGAAGCAAACAATATAATTGATGTAGTTAAAAAAATGTCTGAATTAAAACACCATAATTGTGGTGAACAGTTTCATATACAAGATGAAAAAAATAGTATATGGAATATAGATTTAAATGAAAACCCTATTTTAATTGAAAAAATTAATAAATTTAATTATGACTAAAGAAGAGGCATTCACAGCAATGAAAGCTGGTAAAAAAGTTACACATAATTATTTTCACCCTGATGAATATATTTATATGATTGGAAATAACATGTATGACGAAGATGATATATTCTTAGAACAATCTTATTTTTGGGAAGAACGAACTCATGCAAATTGGGATAAAAATTGGTCTATTAAATAAATTTAATATTATTTAACATATTTTATTTTTTTATTAAGGATTTATTTTGTATATTTACTATAAAGTAAAATATATGATACCAGTAGATTTAAGAATTGAATTAGTTGGTAGAAGAAATGGTATGGTTTCAAAATGCGTTAATTATGAATATAGTTTTGAAGCAAAAGATGGGAATGTTACCCCATATATAATTGGTTTTGCAGAAACTACTTATGGAAAATTTGTTGTTTGGGAATGTCCAAAATGTTTTCAAAAACAATATTTTCATTATATGCATTCTATAGAATGCGGATATGATTATGTTAAATCACTACAAGCATTTAAAGATGAAAATAAAGATTGGTTAATAAAAGAACTTATATGATAGATCAAGAAGAAATAAATTTAGGTAATAAACTAATTTCCGAATTTGTCGGGTATAAAAGATGGCTTATTTATGATTATTCTGTAATTAAATACCATAATGATTGGAATAAACTTATGCTTGCTGTTGACAAAATTGAATTGTTGGACGATAATAAGTATGTTGTCCAAATAGCTGCAGATAGGTGTACAATATTTGAATATGATGATAATTCAAAAGCTATTGTTAAATTCAATGTAATGTTTGCCGGAGAAAAAATTTGGGCTGTGTATAGATGTATTGTCGAATTTATAAAATGGCATAATAATGGAAAGTAAATATAAAGAAAGAGCATTAAAAATGCTAATTGACAAAGTTAAAGGTTCCAGTGTAGGTTATACATTAGAATTGTGTATTAGTGCAATAAAAAATGAAAAATGAAAAATAAAAATTTACAACAAAATGATAATTGGGCAACACCTAAATATTTTTATGATCAATTAAATGTAGAATTTAATTTTGATTTTGATCCTTGCCCATTAAATACTAGTGAAATTACGCCAGATAAAGATGGTTTATTAATAGAATGGGGAGAACGAAATTTTATTAATCCCCCTTATAGTAGAAAATTAAAAGATGCATTTGTTAAACGAGCTGTAGAAGAAAGTAAAAAGGGCAAACTATGCGTATTGTTATTACCTGTATCAACCTCTACTGCATTATTTCATGATTACATATTACCTAATGCATCGGACATAAGATTTATTAGGGGTCGAATACCTTTTGAAGGTATAAATACATTTGGTGTTAGAGTTACTGGTAAATGTGGAATGCATGATAGTATGGTAGTTGTATTATCACCAAATAATGGAAATTATTTTTAAAAAATAACATCATTTAACATCATTTTTTTATTAAGGATTTATTTTGTATTTTTATATAAATTTTAAATTATATTATTATGGAATCTATACACCAATATGAAGAACAATATCTTAAAGCTAAAATAGCATATTACGATGGTAATCCTTTTTTAACAGATGCGGAATTTGATGTATTAGAAGAATTTTTAAAAGGTAAAAATTCTAAAGTAATTAATCAAGTTGGTTCTAAAAGAAAAGATTTTGATTTTCCACATCCAAGTAGAATGCGTTCACTATCTAAAATACAAATGTCACAAACCGAATCAAGTAAAGATTATAAAATAGAAGAATTTATCAAATGGTATGATAAGCGCAAAAAAATTGTTGGAGCTAGTACATTATTAGCATCAGCAAAATTTGATGGAAATGCTATCAATATTATTTATAGGGGTGGCATATTATCTAATATTCTAACAAGGGGTGATGGCAATACAGGAAAAGATATTACTAAAAGATTAAAATCATATTTACCCGAAGAAATACATTCGACTATTAAATTAACAAATACTGATGTATTAGAAATACGTGCTGAAGTTGTTATAGATTTAAATTTGTTTAATTCTAAATATGCTAAGGATTTTGCTAATGCTAGAAATTATATAGGTGGTGTTTTAGGAGCAGATGAAGAGGATTTAAATAAAACATCTGAATTAAAAATAATGCCAATACATTATATTTTAAATGGTAATCATATTGAACCCAATAATTTTTCTAATAATCCAGTTTTTCATACTAATAATTCAATATTTTTTGAAATAGACAGATATGCGCAAACTATAAAATTATTTGAAGAAATTCGACTAAAATATAATTATCAATTAGATGGTGTTGTAATATCATTTTCTGAACAATATAGAAAAAAATTAGGGGAAAATGAACATGAACCGGAATGGGCCGTTGCTATAAAATTTATACCGCCAGAAGCAATCACAACTGTTACTGATATAGAATGGAATGTATCCAAAAATGGAGAACTTATACCTACAGTCTTATTAGAACCTGTATTTTTAGATGGTTCAACTATTAGACGTGTTTCCGGATATAATGCTGGTTATATAGTTAATAAAAAAATAGGAAAAAATGCAAAGTTATCCATAGCAAAAGCGGGAGAAATTATTCCAGAGGTACAAAAGGTAATTATATCAAGTTCAAATACTAATCAGTTGGTAACAAATTGCCCAGCTTGTTCATCAGAAACTGAATTTGATGGCATACATTTATATTGTACAAATGAAGATTGTATTGGTAAAAAAGCTAAACAATTAAGTAGTGCTATTAAAGTTTTAAATATTAAAGGTATTGGTGAAAAAACTATAGAACCTTTTGCTAAAACATTTAATAATATATTTGAATTAATTAGATGGGCACGTACAGAAGCCGTTACAGTAAATGGTAATATTGACCAATATGGTATTAAATATGGTTCAAGATCTCATGAATTATTCTTAAATGCATTTAAGAATATTAAAACTATTAATTATAGTCAAATTATTCAGACATTGGGCTATGAAAACGTTGGGGATAAATTATCAACTCAAATAGCTCGTGAACATGCCGGTTTAGATTTTGACTATTCTAATTTAGAAAAAGAATTAGTTGCTAAATTAAGAAGTGAAAAAGAAAGTAATTTTATTAAATCCATTGTTAGAGATATTGAATTAATGGGTGGCATTGAAATTAATAAGCCAAAGATAGAAACAAATCTAAATGTAGTATATGCTTGTTTAACAGGTTCACCAAAAGCATTTGGGTTTAATGTAAAACAAGATTTTTTGGCAAAATATCCAAATTTACAAGAAATTTCTATTAATGATAAAAAGTGTCAGTTTTTAATCACAGATTCTTATCAATCTACAAGTTCCAAAATGAAAGATGCTGTTAAAAGGGGTATTACAATAAAAACTTATGGAGATTTTTAAGTTTAATATTTAATGGAAGAAAAAGAAAAAATAGAAATTTTATATACGGCTAATCAATTAAAAATTCATGCCGTAGATTTTTGTAAATGGTATGTTCAAAATAAATTTGATATATCATTTATAACATATGAAATTGCATATGTTATTTATTTAAATATAAAAAATGGAAAATTATAAATTTAAAATTGGTGATTTAGTTTATTGTAATGCTAATGCACTATTAAAAATGTCGGTTTTATCAGTTCGTACTTTATATGATATAAGAAATGAATATCAATTAGTTAAATGTATGTGGGTAACCAAGAAAAAAGAAAAAATTCGTATTGCAGAATTTCCTGATAAATGTTTAATTTTAATTAAAAATTGAATTTATAAGTAAAATTTTATTAAAAGAATTTTTTAAAAATTAAACAAAATTTTAAAAATATGAAAACAGTATGTGTATATCATTCAATAGATCTTGATGGCTGGATGTCAGCGGCAATAGTTAAACATTGGTTTTTAACTCATAGAACTCTTGATAATAAACCTTATATAGTAGAAGCTAATACAAAATATATTAGCATTGCAGAACAAGATGCACAAGAAATTAGTTTCATAGGTTATACACACGGTGACACTATTCCAGACTTATCAGAATATGATAAAATTATAATGTGCGATATTAGTTTTCCGATGGAAAACATGTTTAATTTATTTTATACTAAATCTTTAATCTGGAATGATCATCATGTTTCCAGCATAAAAGACCTTAAAAATTTTAATGATGGTCATTATGATAAAAGAATACATGGGGAAATTTGGGGATTAAGGGATACTAAATTTTCAGCTTGCGAATTGACATGGAAATATTTTTTTCCGGATGAAACCATGCCGGAATTAGTTAGATTACTTGGTAGATACGATTGTTTCGGTCACAAGGATACAGAAGAAGAATTAAAAGTATTAAGATTTCAATATGGTGCAAGAGCTGAAATTTCTAATTATGAAGAAGCTTATGATAAATTAATTTATAATTTAGCTGATGATAAAGAAAAAACGGAGGGTTTAGATCATACTGTTAATAGGATATTATATAAAGGTCTGGGCATTTATGAGTATCTTTGTACAGAGGCTAAGCAAACTTATAAAAATGGATTTGACGTTATACTTGAAAATAAATCCGTGGATTTTAGTAGCAGAACAGATATTAAAATGCACCCAAAATATAAATTTATTTTTTTTAATAAAGAACGTTTTAACCCTATTAACTTTGGTATACATTACCACAATGGCGGTTATGATGGAGCAGCTTGTTTTCATTTCGCCCGTGGGGTATGGAACTTTAGTTTATATAATGACAATGGTTTAGTGGATTGTTCGGTTTTAGCTAAACAATTTGGAGGGGGCGGTCATAAAGGTGCAGCTGGATTTGTATTGGATACTGAAGGCTTTTTAAAATTAATTAGTAATAAAATATAATTTTGAAAATTAGATATATATTTTGATAAATTAAAATAATTAATCTTTAGATTAATTTTAAAATAATAGTAAAATGGAAGACAGTGAAAGTTTTAAAACGAAATCAAATCGCAACAATTCTCCTAATGCTGGGAACATTCTTCAATCCTCTTGGATACGACGCACTATTAAAACTAATGATAGATTTGATGGGTGGCTACTGGAATGGAATTTTCATTTTCTACCTCTTATCAGTATCTTGCTTTATATCTTATTTTATTGTTGCTAAAAAAAATCCGTTAAATATATTTAAAAAAAAATAAATAAATGTTAAAATATTTTTTTATTTCGTTTTTTAATTGTATATTTATATTATAATAATTTTTAAATATAAAAAAATGAATAAGGAAATACTTAGAAATTCAGGTGTCAACAAAGAAGTAGATGTCACTGAATCAAACCTTTGTCCCTTTTGTAGATATTCAGTAAAATTAGAGGATTTTAAAAATAAATTCTTTCTTAACGAATATCAAATTTCGGGGTTATGCCAAGAATGCATGGATAAGATTTTTACGATTAATATTTAAATGACATGAAAACAAAAAGAAATTTATCAGGAATTTATTTTAGGTCTAAAATTGAAGTGACAGGAAAATTTGATAATGTTGTTTTTGAAGATTTAGCAGAAGAGGAACAAGATATAGTAATGAAAGATCGTTCTATTGAATGGCTAAAATCATTAGCAAAAAAATTAGCAAATACACTAAATGATATTGGAGAACAATTTGACCTTGCTTCATAAATTAATAAAAATGAAAACTAAAAAATAATTATAGGATGCATTAATTGAAATGTTTGAAGATTGACTTAACTAAAGGTAATAACCCATTGGATATGATAATAGCAGGGCAATGATTAATATATGGAAAGAAAATGAAAAATTAAGACTTATTAATATTGTTGAAACTATAAATTTATATAACGTGCCGTAAAACTAACCCATCGCTTTTTAGCGTGGGCGGGTAGTTCACTTTATATATTAGGTTATAATAAAAATTCAGAAATTTATAGAAAGTTTTTTTGGGATTTATATTATTCCCTAAGTGGATATTGGGAAATATTTTATTGGAAAGTTAATAATGAAATTGCTGATGAATATAAACCCTCCCTATTAAAAAAAATTATATATAAATTTAGGGATATATATAAAAAAAGAAAAAAATAATGAAAACAACTAATAAATTAGTAGCTGAGTCTTTAAATGAATGGACCAATGAAACGGATGGGGTTATAAATGAATCCTATACTAAAATAGAATCCCTTTTTAAAAATGTAAATTTGGATGATGAACAAACTATGAATACGTTTATTAGAATATTTACAGGAGTTATTGATAGTAAAATCTGGAGAAAAGCCCTTTTACAAAAAGGTAGGGATAGAAGATTGGAAGAAGCAATATCCAACACATCTAAAGAGGAAAAACAAAAATTACTTAAAGCTGCTAGAGAAAAAAAATGGCAAAAAGCAATTACGTTTGCAGACCCTAATAACATGGGGGAATATAAATTAGTACTTTCTGGGGTTAAATTTTAATATTTAACATTATTTAACATAAAATATTTTTCTGGTAAGGTTTTTATTCGTATATTTGTATAGTAATTAAATACGTAAAAGATGAAAACTAACGAGATAACATTTGAAAATTTGAAATTTTTTCTTACAATAGATAGAAATTTTTCTAAAGACCAAAGACAAGATTATTTGGATAATGTATTAGCTGAAAAAGGCATATATGCTTTTATTAGTACAGAAGAACAAATGGATACTGATAAAATCCATGTTAATGCTTCAAGACAATATATCCTAGAAAAATTTTCATATGTTTTATTAATAGCTTCAGTAGGTTTAGCTTTAATGCATGCATTTATTCCAGCTAGTATTTTATTTGTCCTGTCATTTGTTGCAATATTTCATGCTAAATATTGGTTTAGAAATAGATTGGAACGTTTAATGTTTACTAAGGATTTACATATACAACTTAATAAAGATTTAAAAATGTTGGAAAAAGTACGACAAGACATAATTAATGAAAAAAATCAAAAATAATAAAACTTTTTTATTACGTTAACATATAATAATTAAAAATAAAGCTTAAATATATATTAAAATGAAAAGGCACTTAATACATAGAGTTTTACAAATAGTTTTGTATACTATTCATAGTATTAGTTCATCGATATCGATTTCGGTATATGGTGTGGCCTTGCTTTGCTTTTTATAATTACTAATTTTTAATTACAAATGCAAGAGAGGCCAAAAGCCTCTCTTTTTTATTTTATATTGGAAGGTACGCTAGCGGCCTAGCAACTGGATTTGAACTCCAGGATGCATCGTAATAGATGGGGGGTCGGCACCTCTACCTTCCGCATTCGGAAATCTGACAGAAAGGTAATGTACAGGTTTGGAAAACCTGAGTCAGGGTTAAACCTGAGCGAGATCGGTACTCGCGATTTCCACAAATTTTTCGGTATATCTTCTAATTGGTTAGGAAGCGCGTCTTATAAGCCCGTAATCTAGGTTCGAAGCCTAGTATACCGACAAAATAATACTTCGGAATATCGTCTAGTTGGTTAGGACGCATCTCTGATAAGGATGTAACGTTGGTTCAAGTCCATCTATTCCGACATTTTAAAATGGAAAATAAAGCACTAAGGTTGGTGTCCTTGTCTGCTAAACAAAGGGTTCGTTTAAAAAATGAATAGATTTCGATTATCTTATTTTCCGCATAAAAATATTAGTGTGAATATAATTTCACATTTTCCGCTGTGTCTGTAGCCGGTAAATGGTATCCGAGCAGATTGTGGCTCTGCGCAGAAATGCACATGCGGGTTCGAATCCCGTCAGATACCCAATGTGAAAGTTCTAAAAAGCTTTCACATTTTCATTTAATTTTCATTTGAAAAAAAAGATATATAAATAAAAAATAAATGAAAACAAAATTAGTAAAAGAATCATTTAATGAATTTCTAGAAAATTCATCACAGGTAAAATATCAGGGATATACTATTGTTGCTAATCAAGATGAGGAAGGCATGTATTATGCTAATATACTTGAATTACCAACTGAACCTTTTGAAGATGTAGTCGTTTTTGATACCCCCACTGAAGCTATAGAGAACATGAAAAATTGGATAATGCAAACTTCTAGATCTCAGAAAAACTATGACTATGAAGAAGATGACTATGAAGAAGATGACTATGAAGAAGATGACTATGAAGAAGATGACTATGAAGAAGATGACTATTGAGATGCGCAATAACCTTTGTTCTTAGATAATTATTTAAATTTTAAAAAAATAAAAAAGTCTCCAATAATTGGGGACTTTTTTATTTAGATAAATATAATAAAAAGTTGATATGAAAAAATTAGAATGGACTAAAAATATGGAATTGGGAATTCCTGTTATTGATAATCAACATAAAATGCTTTTAAATATTATAGTTAAACTTATAGAAGCTAATAAACAACATAGGAATAAATATATTATTGAAGAAATAATAGATGAAATGGAAATATATTATAACTATCATACTAAATTTGAAGAAACTTTTCAAACATCAATAAATTATAGTAGTGTATTACATCTTCGAGAACATGGAGAATTCAAATTAAAAATAAAACAATGCCGGACAAAAGTGCATATTGATAATAATTTATCTGATGAAATTTTGGATTTTCTTATTCAATATTTTTATAATCATACATTAAATATGGATCGAGAAATGATTCAATATTTTCTTAATGTTAGCTAATTATTTTACCTTTTATAAAACTAAAATATTATATTTTCATATAATATAGATAATTATTTAAATATATTTGTTATGGATTATTCTAATAAAACATTAAAAAATTTAATGGCATGGTTTGACACAGATGAGGGCAAAAAAAATATTGAAGATTTTGCAAAAAAAATTCAGTTAAAACAAGACATAAAGGATATGCAACTTGAACGCTTTAAAAGTAAGGGAAATTTTGCAGAATTTGTTGAAAGGGTAATTACAAAATATAATTCCTCTAAATATAGGGACAAATGGTATAATCGTGGTGTTGAACCACCTAAAAATTTATATTGGTTTTTATTTTTTTATGCTGAAAAATTCGGGAGAGAATGTGCATCAGAAGAATGGGAAAAATATGGAAATACATTTACATCTACTCTATATTTTTATGAAGGATATTATTTTAATAGAATGGATGGACAAGGTAGTATAATTAAAATTGAAAAACAATAAAATTTTTATATAAATTAATAATATAATATAAGATATAGTATTAATTAAATATTTAATGAAAAATGAAAAATGAAAAAAATAATTATTTTTTGTATTAGCTTTTTAATGTTATTATTTGCTAATTGTACTGAAGTTGAAAAATGTGAAACTAATAACACAGGAAGTGTTAAAGTTGTAAATCATTCTGGTTTTAATCTTATTGTAGACGTTACATGGGGTAGTTATACTTATAATGACGAAAGAACCTTGTATAATGGGAATTATACAACTTATAGTAATGTACCTGCCGGATATGTGGAAATATGGGGTTCATTTGATGGTATAAATTGGAGTGTTGGTGACCTTCGTGTAAATGCTTGTGAAACTTCTACATATACTTGGAATTATAAAAAATCCACAACTGAAAAAAGTACATTAGAATTAATTGCTGATGTTGAAAATGGAGAAATTATAATTAGACAGAAAAGCAAAAGCAAAAATTAAAAAAAGATAATTTTTTATATCTTTTTTTAACTTAAAAAAACCAATAGATGGACATAAATATACATTAAAAAAATGTGATTTTGGAAAAAGGTTTAACAGTAGAAAATGTAGGTCAAAGCTATTAAAACACTTTCTTATCAAAAAAATTAATAATATGAATTTAAAAACTAATAATATGAATTTAAAAACTAATCAATATAATACAGGAGACGGTAAATGCAAAAAATGTGGTAAATTATTATATTATATTGGGGACGTACCACCAAGTGGATTTCCAAAAGGTTATGAACCTTGGTGTACATGTGAAACGCAAAAACAATCATCATATTTATATGGATGGATTTGTCCAAAATGTAATGCCTCATTAAGCCCATTCATAAGCGTGTGCCCGTGTAGTACTCAAGGAATATCATATAAAACAACACATTAAAAAATAAGGCTTACCAATCTTAGTTTAAAACATCATACATGAAAAAATGAAATTAAATCAAAAGCACAAGGAGGCGAAAATCATTGGACAAAGAATAAAAAATTTTCACAAGAAAGTAAAAAGAAAATGAGTGATGTGCAAAAAAGATTATATAAAGAAGGATATATTAGCCCAAAAAAAGGTTAAAAGATACACCAGAATAAATTCTAAATAAATCTAATTGGGCATCGAAACCTATTATTCAATTTAATAAAGATAGGTATTTTATAAAAGCATGGAAAAATGCAGCATTAACAAAAGAATTTGGATTTATTCCTTCTTGTATAAGTAAATGTTGTAAAAATCAAAGAAAAACACATAAATCATTTATATGGAAATACAAAGAATAAAACCACTTGTTATAGCTTTAGATTTTGATGGGACGTGTGTAACACATGAATTTCCTGAAGTAGGTAAAGATATAGGTGCTGTTCCTGTTATAAAAAAATTAATAAATGCAGGGCATAACATTATTTTATATACAATGAGAAGTAATAGGTCTATAAAAAACAAAACAGGTGATCCATCTGTTATAGACGCGACTGGATTATTTTTAGATGATGCTGTGAATTGGCTTACTGATAATGGTATTAAACTATATGGTATTAATGAAAATCCAACACAAAAACATTGGACAACTTCACCAAAAGCATATGCTCAACTTTATATTGATGATGCAGCACTCGGAATTCCCCTAATGTTTGACAGTACTATATCAAGTAGACCATTTGTAGATTGGAATCAAGTAGAAAAAATGCTTATTAACAATGGAATAATTTAAAAGAATTAAAATGTGGTCAATATGGTGTACATATTCTTATCTTTTATATTAACGAGAAAATGGGAAAATTATTGTCAAATGTACAAAATACAAAAGTATATATAATATCTATAACAATTCCTGAAATTAAAATAAGAAATGTATATAGGTTAGATACTTTATGTACATTTTATTAATAACGTTTTTTAACATATTTTAATAAAAACTAATAAAATTATTATGTATATTAGAGTATAATAAATAAAATATTATGACAGAGTTATTAAAAAAGCAATTAAAACAAATGAAATTAGAAAGATATTAATATACTGTAAGAAAGGGTATTGTTGTTCTTTACAAAGATTAACATATAATTATATGTGACATGTTTTATCAAAATCAAATAATTAATTGGGATAATATCGTTACGATTTATAAAAATGTTGTGATATGGACTTTGAAATAAAATGTTGATTTTTGTTGTACTGTGTAGAACAAATTTAATAAAAATGCATATAATAAATGTCCAAAATGTAATAAATAAAATAATAATTAAAAAAAAAGAAAATGACAAAAGTTGAATTTTTGAATGAAGAAACATTTAAACAAAAAGTATTTAATTTTGAGCTTAATAAAGAATGGAAATTTGAAGGTGAATTACCTTGTTTAATTGATTTCTATGCAGATTGGTGTGGGCCATGTAAAATGGTAGCTCCAATTTTAGAAGAATTACAAAATGAATATGAAGGCAAAATTAATATTTATAAAATCAATACAGAAGTAGAAAGGAATTTAGCAGGAATGTTTGGAATTCAAAGTATACCTTCTTTATTATTTGTGCCAAAAAGTGGACAACCACAAATGTCAATGGGAGCAATGCCAAAAGAACAATTAAAATTAGCTTTTGCTGATGTTCTATCTATTTCGTAAAATAATAAAAAAATTGAATGACGAAAACTATTTCTAATTAGTTAATACAGAATAAAAAAGAAATATAATTTTAATATATTTCTTTTTTTCATTGATTACCTAATTATGTAAATATCAATAAGTATNTTATTAAGAATATTAATATTATTATATTTAATTTAATATGGTAGAAGAAAATGATTTTATTACATACGTTTTAACAAGAGATGTTACTCGGGAAGAATGTCGTTGGTTAGATAGAACATTTAAAGAGGGTGAAAAAGTATATGAATATACTGATTATACTTATGGCTGTATAAGTCGTAAAGGTTTAGCATTTACATTAGAAAAAGATATTACTCCTTTCTTTGAATTACCAAAAGATGCAGTTAAATATTGTGACTAATTATAAAAATTTAAACATTTAAAATAATATGAGTTCAATTAATGAATTATTTACAGAGAAATTTAGACCAAAAAAATTAGCACATTTAATTGTGCCTGATAGAATTAAATCAGAATTACAACGTGGATTAGTCCAAAATATTTTATTAAGTGGACAACCAGGAACAGGTAAAACAAGTGCATTATTTATTTTATCAGAAGGTCATACATCATTATACATAAATGCTTCTGAAGAGCGGGGAATTGATACAATACGTGAAAAAATTTCTAAATTTTGTTCAACCATATCATTAGATGAGGGTAAAGAGAATTTAAAATGTGTTATATTAGATGAATTAGATGGGGCAACAGAAGAATTTTATAAGGCACTTCGTGCTGTTATGGAAAGATATTCAAATAATGCAAGATTTATAGCATCATGTAATTATGTGCAAAAAATACCTGAACCTATTAGAAAATCTCGTTTTCATAATATATCGTTTGACCCTATTGATGAAGCAGAAAATCAATTTTTATTAGCAGAATATTCTAAAAGAACATTAAGTATTTTAAAATCAGCAGGTATTTCAGCGTCAGAAGAAGTATTACTTAAATTTATTAAGAATAATTTCCCTGACATGCGAAATATTTTAAATAAAGTTCAATCATTTTATCTTAGAGGTGTAAAAGAATTAACTGCTGATAATATTTATGCAAATTATGATTTTGGAGAATTATTTGATTTATGTTTAGACTCAAATATTAAACCTTATGAAAATTATAAAACCATTGTTAATCAGTATGGGTCCAGAGTTGATGATTCATTAAATGCATTGGGCACTGATTTTCCTGAATATTTGAAAAATAAAGCACCAAATAAAATCGATAAACTTCCCATGGTAATAATTTCAGTAGCTGAATATCAATATCAAAGAAGTTTTGTTATAGATAAAATGATTACTTTATTAGCAGCAGTTTTTAAAATTCAACAAATACTTAAATAACATGATTAATTTACTATTTGATACAAATAACATTTTTTTTCGTTCTACATTTACTGTAGGCCAATTTGGAAAAGCTAAATATACTTTTGATAATCAAACTGAATTAGATCAGTTAATGAGAAAAGTTGCGATGGATGTATCTGCTATTATTAGATCAGCTAATCCTAGTCGAGTTATATTTGCACAGGATTCTAAATCATGGAGAAAACAAATTAAAATTGATGAAAACGAAGGTTATAAAGGAAACCGTAAGAAAAATGAATTTATAAATTGGAATAATATTTTTTCTATAATGGATGAATTCATGACTATTATAAAAGATAATAGTTTTATTACAAGCAAAATACATAATGCTGAAGCTGACGATCTTTTAGCATTATGGTCAGATGAATTATTAAATAATAAAAACGAACATGTTATTATAGTTTCTGGTGATGAAGATATAAGACAATTAGTTAAAACTGTTAAAACTAATAACAAATTAATACATATAACTGTTTTTAATCCATTTATGCAAGGTAAAAATGCCAGTAAGAAATTATATGTTTCTGGTGAATTTGAGGCTTGGTTAAATGATGAATCTGATCCTGGTGATTTTTTTAATCGTGCTATTGATATAGATAAAGAGGATTTTCAAAGACTTTTAAATGAAAAAGTAAAATTACAAGTACTTAATGGCAATGATATAGCTCTTTGGAAAATATTTTGTGGTGATAATGGTGATAATGTTCCCGCTATTTATACCTGGCTAACTAAAGATAAATCGGGGAAACCAAAAGAAATGAGAATAACTGATTCTAAATATGAAAAAATAAAATTAGCTACAGGTATTAATACTAATGAAGATTTAAATAAATCAGATATGCAAAATCAGATATATAAAGAAATACAAAAAATATGTGAGCATGAACCAACATTTAAAATTTCTGAACGTATATTGAGACAACAACAATTAATTGTATTAGATAAGTCTCTATTTCCAAAACAAATTGTACAAGATTTTAATTTAGTTATGTCTACAGAATTAAACAAACCTCATGTAAGAACACAATCAACTAATTTAAATTCAATTTTAGAAGGTACAAAATATGTTGATTCTAATTACAAAAAACAAAATAATGTTTCTTCTATATTTAATCAAATAGATAAAATTTCTACTAAAGAATTATTCTAATGGAATTATTTGACCTACTAAATACAATGTTTAAAGACCCAATTAGTTATAAAAATGATGTAACTAAATTAGATAAACGTAAACATTTTTTTATGATAAATAGAAGATTAGCAATAGCTCATCCAGCTCAAGCTAATGTTTTAAATCATTTAAAAATCAATTTTGAAGAAGCAATAGATATTTGGCAGCTTTTTTTGCAAAAACAATACAGAGGAAAAATTCCAGGTTGGATATATACAAAAGGAGTTAAAAAAGTTAAGGATGAACAAGAGCAAAAGTTAAATATACCTACAAAGGATATGGTTGAATTTGCTAATATAAATAAGTATGATCTTAAATCTGTAAAGGATGCGGCTAAATTTTTTCCAGATATATTAAAAAAAGAAATTACTAAATTATTGAATGTTCAAAATGGAACTTCGGATTAAATATTTGTTGGATGAATATGATAAAAGAGGAATGATTGGTGTTGTACAATATTTATACCAATATAAAGAACTTATAAATAGTGAACATTATAAAAATACTTGGTTAAATAAAATATATAAATTACTGCAAAATAAAAATTATCAAAGTGTAGAATGTGAAATTGCATCATTGTTAAATACATTTAAACTAAAATTATAAATTACTGCAAAATAAAAATTA